CTGGAAAATCTTCTTCATGTTGACGATGCAGTACTGCATGGACCTCCCACCCGCACTTCGAGCGAACGTGGACTACGTGTTCATCCTCAGGGAAAACATCATTCAGAACAGAGAGAAACTCTATAAAAGTTTCTTTGGCATCTTCCCTTCTTTTGACATGTTCAACAAAGTCATGGACGCGTGCACGGAAAACTACGAGTGTCTTGTTCTCGATAACACCGTGAAGAGTAATAAAATCACCGATTGTGTGTTTTGGTACAAAGCAAACGTCAGGAAAAACTTCAGAGTCGGCGCCCCAGAACTTTGGGCGGTGCACAAAAAGATGTACAACCCCAAACACATGCAAGACCGCCAGGGGGACCCGAAGAAAATGAACAAGAAGACTGCGCTCACTATCACTAAAAAGAAATGAGTGACTATTTCAGAATGTCCGACCAAATCACGACATATAATTTAACAGACACAGGAGATGGTATGGTGACTCTGTCGCCACCGCCGAGTGAATCGCCCTCGACGGCGTTTGTTTCTGATGAAAAAAATATCCGGAAAGAACATAAAGAAACCATGGATTCAACCCCAATCTCTGAAATCATGGAAAACGAACCCGCGTCTATGATGGCCATGCCGGCCATGGACCCCAGGATGCAAGGTGTCATGCCGCAGATGGTTGCACCGCAAGCGGGCGCGCCGACCGGTTTCGCCCAGCCGATGCAGCAACAAGAAGCCCCTGCGAAGACCAAGGAGAACCCGATGGGTCTTTCTGATGACCAAATGACGGCACTCCTCGTGGCGGCGTGCGCGGCGGCGGCGGTGTCCAAGCCCGTACAGGATAAGTTAGTGACCTCTGTTCCCAAGTTCCTTAACGAACAGGGGAGCAGAAGCGCGGTCGGTTTAGCCGCGACGGGCGCGGTCGCGGCGGTTCTTTTCTACTTTGGTAAGAACTACATCTGAGTTCATTCCCAGTTGAGATTGCTGTAAATCGAGCGGTCTAAACCCATGTAATAGGTCAACAACCCCCCGGCAATGAAAGTCGCCGTCAATAAGCCACTCGTTTTCAGTGTCTTCTCGACGTCCTTTCCAAATTCTTGCATGTCTTCGCGCGTCTTCTTGAACATCGTGTGTAACACGTACGTGAGAATCAACGCTATGGCGGTCGCCGTGAAGAAAAAGCTGCGGTCTACGGCGAGGCGAGGCAGGCGGTTCACCGCCATGCGCATGACGTTCGGTACGATGAGCGTGAGGAGCACCAAACGCGCCTCGTATCGCTGCACGACAACCGGGAGAAGTGCGACGTAATAGATGACCAACCAGTAAAAGATGGCCATGAATAAATCTTTAGGCGGCGTCTGTGCCATTATTTATGTATTATTTACTGACATTTTATTTTTACCTGTCCTGAACATCTTTACCACAAAACGGTGTCTTGTCTGGAATCTTTTCATAGATGCCCAGTTCAACGGCTAAGTCTCTAAGTTCTACGTAACTATTCCAGTACGCATCGCTGTGGTCGTACTCTGGCACCACGCAGTGCGCCAACTCGTGAAGGAGGATGTGGAAAATTTCATTCACCTCTCCATCGATGCACACACCCACCTCGAATCCTTTGTTCACGTTGTACCCGAGCGCACCATCCCACGTTCTGTGATAGGCTGTGAGGGGCATGGGGTTGTGCAATTTCGGAAACTTCCCCCTACTGATGAGAGCTTCTCGCAAGGTGTTATATTTTTCGCGCTCGACTCGAACCTTTTCGGGCTCCTTCGTGGTCGCGAATAAATAGACGTTCACCAACACTAAAATCAAAACGACGAACATCACTTTCTATAGGCAAAGATAAATTTCGAATACATTCGAGTCACCGCGTGTCCATCGAGAGGACCCCAGTAGACGAGATGAAATCCATACTCCTCCAACGTCGTGACGAGGCGGTCCTTATACGCCACGGGTTCGCTCTTCGCACCTTCCGCGTAGTACGGCGTGTCCACCAGGTTCACGAACAGCTTCTCCCCGAACCCACCTTCGGGTGAATTCTTCATGATGAAAAAGTTTCCAAGCTCGTCCTGCATGGGCGTGCGCATGATGATGGCGTCGCTATCGGGAATGATGCCCGCGAGCGTGCCCCCTGGTTTCATGCGCTTTCGTATTTCTTTGATGCTTCGGTAGAATATGTCCGAAGAAGCAAAGATGTAGTGCAGACTAAAGTTATAACACACGACGTCGTATTTTCTATTAGGACACGCCGTGATGTCACCTAAATAAAAATTCACGTGCATCTTCAACGTCCTGGCTCTACTCTTTGCCTCTTCTAAAGCCTCCGCGCTTGGGTCACACATGCTCACGTGCACGCCGACGCGTCGCCATTTCTGTAGGTCCCCACCAAAGCCGCAGCCAACGTCGAGGACGTGTAAACCCTCGCGGCACACGGCGTCGATGATGTCACGCTTATGTTGATTATGGGATTTACGTATGGCGTCCATGTCATTTCATTATATCAACGTCCCATGTTTTTAAGTCATTGAGTGCCAGTGTATGGATACTTGTGGACCCAGAGGTTACACACCCACTTTTCACCACGAGTCACTGGACGACCGCCGTGGTACGCCCGCCCCGTCATGAGCTCGTAATTGTCGAGGTTTTCAAACAAGAGACAATCGCCCTTCGGCATGCGATAACTCTTCTTAATCGTGGGGAACGCAGTCTCACCGCCTTCGTAGTCGTCGTTGAGGGCGAGAATGAACGTGTACATTCGTGGATTTGTTCCATTTTTAAAAGCGTCGTAGTGCGGCTTGTAGTATCCTCCGGGCTTGTAACGCAGCACTTGAAGGTGTTCACAATTACTCACAGGGCGGTCGATGTGTTTGATTAATCGTTTAATGATGTCTTTGACGACGGGGTCTTCGTCGCCATTCAACCACGCCGTGTCGCTCTGACGAATGTTTTTATTCACCTGATGGTTCCCACCCACGGTGGATGGATGCAGTCGAGGCAACGCCTGCTTCTTTATGTGTTCACATTCCTCTGATGTCAGCACGTTCTTCAAAACGACGGGGTGCTGGTAGCGCGGTAACAGGTACCACACTAACAGAATGAGAATCAGGATGAGAATCATCACTTTACATTACACTCAGATTTTTTCTAGAAAGCGGGGTGTCACACAATTATATCTACTGTGTATCGTCTGTATGACCTCATTCGTGTATTTTATGAGCAAACGCAAATTATCGACGACTTCACCCGTCTCCTTGCCGAGCACGTATTGGCGCAGTTCATCACTCGAGGTGTCTAAGAACATCTGGAATATGTGTGTCACGTCCCTCGATTTGGCGTTTAGTTTATCTCGACGTTGTAACTCTCGTTTGAATTCGAACTCATCCATCTCTTGAAGCATGTACTTAATGCGTATGTACACGTTCATGTCATCGTCGTGCACCGCCCATCGCCAGCGTAGTTCACCATCCATGCGCATCAGCATGCAGCGCAGGTTGAGTATCTCCGCACATGGCGGGTTCTCCATGTTACGGAGTTCCTGGTATGTCGGAAGGCCACCACACGGAATGTCCCCGTGTTCCCTATTCAAAGAGTTTTGTTTCCTCTTAAACTCCAAGTAATGTGGGTTGTGTATTTTTCCTACACAAATCACCCCCGTGCGCCAATCGAAAGCGGTCTCGCACGACGTGCACCACATCTGCGCACACCCCGACGTCTTCTGTATCATTTCTCCACACTTGGGGCATGGTTTCGTGTCTTTGTTTAAAAGTTGCATGGTCTGCACGGCATCCGGGTCACACACGTGGTCCTCGTGCACGGGTTCATTGCACTTGACGCAAAAATTCGAGCGACACATGCCACAATACCAACTTTCATCCATGAACCCTCGACACTCCCCATTAGGACACTTTCGCACGAAGCGTCGTTGGCTGTCTTGCATGTGTATTGAGCCCGTGCGCAACTCTTCATATTCTATCAAGGCGTTCGTGTACTGCTCGTGAACCGCGCGGAGGTCCGGGTGGCGGTCGAAATGCGTATCGTCCACGACTGGAATCGGGATGTGGAAGTGATTCAACAATTGAATCAGCACCGAACGCAGTTCTCGGATGTTTTCTCGAATGTCGCGCATCCGCAGTATCCGTTCAACCTGTGGTTGCGTGTCTGGAAAAAGTGCGCGTTCTCTTTCGAAAAGAATGGTCTCCCTGTGCACACGAAGTTCCGTGTTGCGAAACTTTTTCGTGCACCAGCTATCGACGAATTCGCGGTCCCAACGCGTCTTACACCCCATGCAGTGAGGGTCCTCGTGCACGCTGAGGATATATTTTTGAACACACGTGCGACAACATACTAAATCACAAAAAGAACATGCAACCTTTTTGTGATTTGTTTTATTCCATGACTCACAACACACATCACACATACTTACCTACTTATTGGACATAAACTTTAACTTGACCCAGTTTCTGTCTGACTTGAAAATCTTTGACAGGCGTGGTTTGCTGTTCTTGAAAAAAATCATCAACGCATTGAGACGGCGGAAGAGACCAAGAGGGGGTTCGCCAGCCTTCACGGCACGCGACAGAGCCCGGTGTCTCGCGTACCTGCTCATCTTCGCAACCTCCGTGTACCCGAACACGGCGAGCGAAACGTTTTGACGCAATGGAATGCGCACCGCTACTGGAGAGTTCATTATATATTATTCAAATATTTTTTATGATGTCTTTTTCTCAAATGCTCTTATTCTATTCTTCACGGATACTCCGCCGAAATTGAAACTACCAGCTCTCCTTTGTTTAGTTACCGCTCCGGCCGCAGCTGCCGCGCTCCGCCGGTTTGGAGCGTTCTGTGGTGCTTTGGGTATGGGCAACACTCGTATTTGTGGACCCCGCTTCACCGGGACCACCGGTTTCTTAACCGGGACCACCGGTTGCTTCGCCACTGGGGCCGCCACTGGTTGCTTCGTCGCTTTGGCGGCTGCTGCTTCATTTTTAATGTTCTTACGCGTTGAGGACTTCGTCAGTTCGGGAACCGGTTGCTTTGCCACTGGGGCCGCCGCCGGTTGCTTTGCCACTGGGGCCGCCGCCGGTTTCGTGTTTTGAGGCTTCGCCGCTTTGGCGGCTGCTGCTTCATTTTTAATGTTCTTGCGCGTTAAGGACTTTGTCAGTTCAGGAACCGCTACTTTCGTCGCTTCTCTGGCCGCATTTTTAATGTTCTTGCGCGTCGAGGACTTCGTCAGTTCAGGAACCGCTACTTTCGTCGCTTCTTTGGCCACATTTTTAATGTTCTTGCGCGTTAAGGACTTTGTCAATTCAGGGACCGCTTTCGCTTTCGTCGCTTCTTTGGCCGCATTTTTAATGTTCTTGCGCGTCAGTTCAGGGACCGCTTTCGCTTTCGTGTTTCCACGGAATCTGCTAAAAATACCACCACCACGCTTCGGAGCGGCGGACGCAGCAGAGTTGAAAGTTTCGGGCGCGTTGACAAATGTATTCGTGTTTCCGTTTCCACGGAATCTGCTAAAAATACCACCACCACGCTTCGGAGCGGCGGGCGCTGCAGAGTTGAAAGTTTCGGGCGCGTTGACAAATGTATTCGTGTTCGTCGCTTCTTTGGCGGCCGCTCTTGCATTTTTAATGTTCTTGCGCGTCAGTTCAGGAACCACTGTTGCGTTCTTCGTTTCTTGCTTCTTTGTATTTTTTCCAGAAGCGTCGCGGAACCTGTTCAAAATACCACGCTTTGGAGCTTGCGGCGCACTCTGCGTGATGTTCGCGAGTCGCTGTTCAAAATTTGCACCGTATGCAAGTTTACCAATGGCATTACGCACACTGTTTACCTTGTTCTTATTCTTCTCCTTCTTACTGAATCCCAATACGGCGTCTTCGCGCATGGCTTGTGCGAGGACTTCCTTGAAATTTGCCGCGCTCTCGAGCTGCTTCACGTATTGCCTCTTTTTAATCATAGAAAGGTGTTTTAATGCCTTAATCTTCGACACCGTCGATGGGTTATTTTGTTTCAAACGTCGCACTTCTTCCATCGTCGTGGCGTTTCTAATCTTCTCAACTATGTTCGGATTTTTGTACGCTCGCATGACTTCGTTTTTTAATGCCTGCAAAGTTGCATTCTTCGTAGCCTTTGCACTTTGCTGAATCTGTCGCGCCTCGTTCATGACATTTTCACCTTTATTAAGTCTCTTCATGAGTCTCGCGATGTTTTTGGGTGGAATGTTCATCGCTCGTAACGCCTTTTCGGTGTTTGTGCGCTTTTCTGGCGTGAGTTCAGCGACACGCGTAAACTTTGTGAGGTTATTCGTGGTGGTGTTATTTGCTTTGGTCTTACCCTTGGCAGCCTTGTCGCTCTGCGCCGCATACGTCAACACATTTTCACCCTTCTCGAGACGTTCGATGAATGATTTTTTAGAGGCGTTGGACAAGTGCTTCATTTTTTGAATAGTACTCGTGTCTTTCTTCAACTTTTCGAACGCATTCAACACAGCCTTCTCCGTTTCGGGTTTAGTAAACAGGTCACTTTCAATAGCCTTACCAGGCAACTGTCGTAACACGCGCGCGACGACGTCAGCTGTCACGTTATTGGTCGTGCCGTACTTTTTGGAATACATTTCTCTCTTAGCGTTACCCATTTTTCGTTGCACATTTCCAAATTCACTCCTCGGCACGAAACGCATATTTGTCTGCAATAACTGCGCATACGCCTGGTCGCGTTTGAGTTTCGACTCCGACAACGCATTTCGAGGTCTCGCAGCCTTGAATTCTTCGAGATACTTTGAGTTGGCGCCGTACTTTTTCAACAAAATCTGATTGACGTTCACACGACCTTCATCATTCGTGGCATTTCGTACGATGTTCGCAGAGACGCCATACTTTTTCATGTATTCGCCAACTTCCGTCTTCTTGAGTTTTTGCTGTTCTTTCGTGCTCTTTTTTATATTCTTTTCCATTTTCTTAGTCGCGAGTAACGTGCGCTTGATTGTGTTGATGTTCGCGCTCCCATTATTCTTCTGGTAGTTGCTTCGGATGGCGTTGCCATTGGGGGTGAGGAACAGATTCGCGCGCGCACCCGCGAGCTTCTTCACTTGTGCGACGTTCATGTTCTTCTGTAACTTTTCCAAGTTCAAGCGATTTGAATTACCCAACTTGTACTTTGCCATGAGCTGATTCGTCGTGATGCCAAGAAGTTTTGCACGGGTCTTCAATTCACGGCGCTCCGCGGGTTCACGGGCTTTGTTCAGCTTTGCAGATTCCATGTTACTCAACGCTACGCGTAATTCTTCATTCGACATGTATGGTGTGTTCGGCTTACCCAACTTTTTGGTTTTGTTAAACTTATTTTTGAGTGCCTCTATGTTGATTTGTGTGACGTTCGTCTTGTTCAACGCGAGGAGATGTGCGTCACGGAATTGTGGTGTCACGCCGTATCTTTCCAATTCCAAGAGTTTTTTCAATTCATCCACTTTTTGTGGCGAGTTCTTGAAATTCGCCACCGACATGTTCTTTTTAGAGATGTATTGTTTCACGTACGCTCGCGTCGTCTTGGCGTTCTTCGCGATGGTGTCTATATTTTGCGCGTTCTTCAACATCGCATTCAACTTTGCGTCATCGCGTTCGTATGTGAGCTGTTCGTTGGTCAAATCAGCCAGCAGCTTTGATTTTTGAAACTTGGCTTTGAGACCTTCGCGATTCAGTGTGTCCATGGTTTGATTTTTTTCCTGAAGGTATGCGTTCACGAAGCTCGTGGGAATGCCGGTGTTTTTCTTATTCAATGCGTTCTTACGCTGTTTGTATTGGCTTTCTGGGATGTATTTTAAACCACCGAGACGCTTCAAACCACCCTCTTGTCGCACGATGGCGCGGTCCTTGTCCGCTTTCTCTTTGAGCTTCTTTTGGTAGGCGTTCATGTTTTCAGCATTTCCAACGGGATTCGCATTCATGTATTGTTCGAGATATGAATCACTCACATTCGCAAACTTCTTGAGACCCTTTTTAAGATTCAAACCACCCTTCGAGGTTTTAGCCTTATTCATGCGTTCGTTGTATTCATTCTCTGCCACGTACGACAATCGAGCGCGATTCACGAGCGTGCGAAGTCGACCCCTGCCTTGGGCCTTTGATTCAATGTTAGCCAATGCGACATCTTTACGAACCTTGTTCAAGAACGCACCCTGATTCACATTGGCGATGGTTTGATTCCTCGCATTCATGTAGTTTCTCACGTAGCTCGTGCTCACTTTAGCCTTGAAGGCTAGATTCGCCAACTTTTGTTTGTCCATTTTATCTTTGTAGTACTCCTGTGCCTGTTCGAGTGTGCTATTGTATACGTTTTCGTCAATGTACTTTGTGCGCGTACCAAAAAGACGGGCGACGCGCTTGTCGGCGTTCACTTTAGCCTTCAAGTCGGCATTTGGCGTCGCATTCATGAATGCATTCACATAGCCAGTGTTCACACCATATCTACGCGCCATGTCCCTCTTCTTCAGGGCTTCCTGTTCAGCTGCACGCTTCTCCTTCTGCTTGATGGACTTCTCTTCAGCGCGAGCCGCCGCGTTCTCCTGTCTTATCCGGTTCATCTCTTTTCTCTTCTCTTCGAGTTCTAACTTCTTACGTTCACGCTCTTCACGGTCGGCTTCGGTTCTGACTTCACGTTCGACCTCCATCGCGAGACGCTTTTCTTCTTCGGCCGCGCGTTTGAGCTCGGCATTGCGAGCACGAGCTGCGTTGGCGTTAGCCTTGGCCCGAGCGTTGGCGTTAGCCTTGGCCCGAGCGTTGGCGTTAGCCTTGGCCCGAGCGTTGGCGTTGGCGTTGGCCTTGGCCCGAGCGTTGGC